ATGAAATTCACAACACGTATCACCGTTCAAGGCATCAAGGGCAGCAAGGGCGTGCTCGAAAGCGGCCAAGCCTATGACAGCACCAAAATTTACGTTCAGACCGCTCTGGACGACAGCAAGGGCATGGGTAAGGGCTTTGCCACTGCTGAGTACAACTTCGGCACGTCTGACGAGTACCACAAGTATAAGCATTTGCCATTTCCTATGGAGTGCGACGCTGAGTTGGAAATCGTTACCAACGGCAAAACGCAGAAAACCCAGATCGTCAGTCTCAAGCCGATTGAGATCACCAAGCCCGCCAAGGTTTGATATGGACTGCCGCCCTTGCTGGTATGTCCAGTCAATTGAGGATGGTTCATTCCTCGCGCCTGATGGCGAGGGCGGCGTCGTCAATGTGAATTTGCTGGCGGACGCTGTTCCATTCGACAACCGTGAGGCTGCTGTTTTTGCGGCGGTCGATCACCTGGAAAGCAGAGCTTCTCTTATTCAGCTCTACCAACCGTTGACTTGCGAGGAGTTCATTCCGTGAAATCAAAGAATGACCACTTCACGGCTGAAATTTTCGGCAATCGCCCCGGTCGGCCCCGCAAGGTCAACGCACTCACTGGCGCTGAGCGTGTTCGTAAACACCGTGAGAAAAAAGCTATGGAAAAGGTTTCCGTTACCAGTAACGAAAACTGCACCTGGTGTGGTGGTGCTCGTTCGGATTGCTGTGGCGGTATCTGCAACATTGGTCAACTGGGTTAAGCATGGCGCTCGGTTCACTTCAACAAGTCATCGTGTGTGTACCGGTCACCACGGGCACTACAACCGCGCCTTGCCAGACCGTGAGTGGCGTGAGGTATCGACCAGCAATGCAATCGGTATACGTCATTGATCCTGCCAATTCAAGTTTTTTAGACATGGCATTGGAACCGCTTGACAGCGCTTCTGTTGCCAGTGTTTTTGCAATCGCTTTCTCCTTCGTCGTGCTCTTCTTTCTGTTGGGGCGCGGTGCGGGTTCTGTATTGAGTCTTATCCGTCGTGGGTAGACCAAACCGTGACTGGCGGCTCCAGTTTTTTGTTACTAAGGAAATTAAATGAAATTTTTCAACAAAGCGGCCAAGGCTGTCGTAATCGTTGCTGTAGTTCTGGCTGGCTCTGCACAAGCAGCAACAGTTGATTTGACGGCCATTACAGGCGCATTCGTGGCATCTGATGTGATCACCGCTGTGATGGCTGTTGCGGGTGTACTGGCTGCGATTTACGCAACTATGACCGCTGCCAAGATGGCATTGCGTTGGATTCGTGGCGGTTAATTTAACGCGTAATGTTTGAACTCGGTGGGACTGATCACCCCGCCATTTTTTTGGAGAATTTATGGCAATCGACCTTTCAGCAATCACTTCAAATTTTTCAGCTTCAACAATTATTTTTAATGTTTTGGTCGTGGTGGCTGCATTAGCAGCTCTCTACGCATGGGGCAGAGCTAGGGACATTACTTTGACTGCAATTCGTGGTGAATTTTTGAAGTTTGAAGATAACAAAAATTTCGGGCGACGGTATGAGCGTGAAACTAGAAATCGTCGTTATCTTGACTGGAAAAAAACCAAAGGGAAGCTATGACAAGCGTGCAACTTTGGTACTTGTTCGTGTTTGCATGGGGCATCGCTTGTGCAGGGGCATTAATCAAGGGCCTTGAATGAAGTTATTTTTCAAAAAATTGCTCGTATTCAAACTTTGTCTATGCTTAGCGATTTCTGGTGAATCTTGGGCTCAAGCTTTACCAGTTGCACAACCTGACCGCGTTGGTAGAGCGGTATCAGGTGCGTTACAGGGGGGTATGATTTCTCGTGGATTTGCCGCGAATGATCCGAGGTTTGGCAACACGCTTGCCAGAATATCCCCTCAGTTAGCGGGCGTCGTCGGCTCCGCTGCTACCGTCACAATTGGTGCTGTAACTGCACCAGGCTGGGCTTCTGTTGCATTGGCTATTGGTATAGGCGCTGTAATTACCTACGCGGTAAATCTTGCCTTGGATTCGCTTTCGAAATGGTTATTTCGTACAGATGCAAAACTGGACGAGTCCGGTGCCCCGCTTACCGTTTCAACATCTACAACGATGACATCAGGCGGTGCTTATTGGAAGGCTTCATTCCATTCTGGAAATATTAGTATTGATCTCTCTGGAGGAGATGGGGAAGCTGTAGCACGCCAAGGCTATTCTGACTATCAAACCCAGTCTGGTCAAAGCAATCAAACCGCTCCCAACTGTTCTGTATCAACCATTCAAGTCAGTTGTGGAGTTATTTATGCTTACTCCCAGCCTACTGGCGCTCCTGCCAGCTGCCCGGCTGGCACGTTGTTCAAAAATGGCGCTTGTGGTGCATATTCATTTATCGCGCCCGCTTCTGTCCCGACAAAAACCGGATTGACTCCTCAGCAAGCCACTACAGATATTCCCTCATCTGATCTTGATAAAAAGCTGAATCCAGCAATTGTTGCGGCACTGGCGAATAAAGCTTGGCAACAAGCAGCTGTTCAGCCTGGCTATGACGGACTTCCATATCCACAGTCAAATCCAATCACGGCATCAGAGGTAACGGGGTGGACCGCTCAAAACCCTGATCTATCGCCAACAGTGAGAGATTTCACTGCACCCAATCCAACGACTAGTGCGCAAACGCAGCCATGGGCTTTACCTCAAAACCCTTCGTCCGCTGTTACTACCCCGGCAACAGTCCCAAATCAGAACACAACAAATCCATCCACTCAGCCAGTTACAAACCTTGGACCAGACCCCGGAACTGGTGCGCCAACGTTGGAACGGACGCCAACGGCACAAGAAATTCTGTCACCAATTTTTAACTTGCTTCCGAGTCTGCGGAATTTCAGTCCGTCAACACAATCAGGAACGTGTCCGCGACCATCATTTTCTTTACTTGGTCAGACGCATGTCATGGAAGCCCATTGCATCCTGATCGAAAACAACAAGGCAGTAATGCAAGCGGCTATGGCCTTTGCCTGGGCAGTATTCGCCCTTTTCATTATCTTGTCTGCATAGGAACGACCAATGTTTGGAATTTTGCTTTCTGCCTTCAATACCATTCTGGGTTGGGTTTTTCGTTCACTCCTTGTCAAGTTCGGCGTTTTCTTCGCTCTTTACTTCATCACAACTGAATTTGTGAGCCTGATCGTTGCTTTGCTGCCTGACGGTAGTTCGGTCAATGGTGCGCTCGCAGGTATTGCGTCTTCCACTTGGTATTTCCTTGATGTGTTCAATCTTCAGTCTGGCCTGGCTGCGGTAGTTTCGGCTTATGCAACTCGTTTTATCATTCGCCGAATTCCGGTGATTGGTTGATTTTCGCGCCCGCGAAAAAATAGGAAACTCTCATGCCAATCAACGTCTATACCGGGCTCATGGGCTCCGGCAAGTCTTATGAATGCGTGTCCTCTGTCATCCTCCTTGCCGTCAAAAATGGGCGCCGGGTGGTTACCAATGTGGACGGTATTGATAGCGATGCTATTCGTGCCTACTGCCAAGAAAAATTCAGCATTGACCCTGACAAACTCGGCCACGTTGTTCATTGCACGAATGAAGATATTCCCAAAACAAGCTTTCTACCTTATGGCGGAAGCGTGGATACCTTCTGTAAGGCAGGCGACATCATTTGCATTGATGAGGCCTGGCGCTTTTGGGGAACTGACTGCAAGCTTCTTCATGAGCATAAAGTTTTTTTCCGTGAACACCGCCATTTTGTAGACGAGAAAACCAAGGTATGTTGTGACCTAGTGCTGATGGTGCAGGACATTAGCGACATACACCGCACATTGAAAGTCGTGGTCGAGGTTAGTTTTAGAACTACCAAAATTAAAACTTTGGGCTGGAGCAAAACCTACCGGGTTGAGATGTGGGAGGGCTATAAACAAACTGTTCGCAGCCGCATATCTGTTGAAAATAAGCGCTATGACGAGGCAATTTTTCCGCTGTATTCATCTTACGTTGGCGGCACCGGAAAAGAGTTGCAAGTCGATGGGCGTCAAAACGTTTTGAATAGTCCCAAGCTTTGGATTATGGGTATTCTCGTTCTCGCACTTTTTTCATTCAGCATTTATTTTGCCGTGAGTTTTTTCAACGGTTCAAAGTTCAAAAAAGACGCGGCAATTGCTACAAAAAGTGGCGATCAAGGTAAGGGGGATGCGGCAACAACAGCCAGGCGGTCACTGGCCAAACCAGATACTCCCAGCATTTCTGAAGTTTGGCGTATCACTGGAACTGTCCAGCTTGGAACACAAGCATTTGTGGTGCTGTCAAACGCCGCTGGCCGTGTCCGCTTGGAGCATCCTTCCGCATTTCAAAACAAGGGGCTTGCCATGGTTGGTGAGGTTGATGGCGAACGCGTCATGGTTTGGAGTGGCGCTGCTGCCTCAACATGGCTTGCTGGAGATAAAAAATGAAACGAATTGCCGTCCTGTTTTCACTGTGCCTCTTCTTGATTCAGGGATGGTCCCAGAACGCACCAAAACCCGCTCGGTTCGATTTTCAGGCCGTTAATGTGGCTCAGGTGGTCCAACTGATTTACGGGGAAGTGCTGGCCTCGCCTTACGTGATTGACCCTGACGTTTTGAATGATGCACGCTCGGTATCCTTTAGATATTCGTCCGAAAAGGGCGACCTCCGCGCCTTTCTAAAAACCTTTCTCGACTCGCTCGGGCTGATGGTTGAAAATAGAAACGGCATCGACTTCATCGCCAGGCGCAAACTGGAGGAAAAGACGGAAGCCGATACCGAAGGCTTCATTTATCGTCCTATGCACCGTGACGTGCATTACATTGCCAGGCTGCTGTCGCCACTTTTCAAAGGTAGCTTTACAGTCAATCGCTCTATTTCGTCTTCTCAGGGGGCCAAGAGCGATAAGCCGGTTCCTGATGACTCGGCAGCATCGTTGATTGACCAAACGGCTGACGCACTTGTATTCTCCGGCTCAGATAAGGAAATTATCAAGCTGAAAAAGTTGCTCCCTCAAGTCGATTTCGCGTTGGGCGAAGTGGTGGTTCGGGGTGTGGTGTATGAGGTCAATACCTCTGACAAAGATGGATCGGCATTCGGCCTCATGGCTTCGCTGCTGGGCGGCAATCTTTCAATAGGTGTTGGCAGTACAAATCCGATTGGCAGCTTTGTGCGCTTCAAGAACGTCACTCTGGATGGCATTTATTCGGCATTGAGTCAAGATTCCAGATTCAAAGTTGTCTCCAGTCCGTCTCTTCGTATTCGATCAGGTGGCAACGGCTCATTTTCGGTCGGCCAAGATGTGCCGGTTTTAGGTGCCGTGAGCTATCCCAGTAACGGCCAGGCTGTGCAAAGTGTTGAGTATCGCTCCAGCGGCGTACTCTTCAACATTCAGCCCACTGTGCGTGAAGGCGTCATTGAATTGAGCATTGACCAGCAATTATCAAATTTCATTTTGACGACAACAGGCGTGAACAACTCGCCAACGTTGACCAAACGCGCATTGAAAACTTCTGTAGGGATGCAGGACGGCGATTTGATCGTTCTTGGTGGTTTGACTGAAAACAAAGAAGGAAACTCTCGCGATGGTCTATCGTTTCTGCCCAAGTTCATGCAGACGACTGGAACTGAAACCAGTCGATCTGAGATTTTATTAGTGTTGCAAGTGCAGCGAATTTGACCTACTGGAGAACATGATGATTCGTGAAATTTTGATTGATTCCAGCCGGATTTCACTTGGAATCGGCGCTGTTTTGGTTGTTGTTTCGTTGCTTGCCCAGCGCATCATGGTTGGCTGATTTTCGCGGCCGCGAAATTAATCACCTTAATTTGATAACGTAATAAGTATTACGTTATCAAATTACGTTACGTTACGTTAAATTGGAGTCAAGAATGCAAGTTTTACGAGCGAATTCCAGCATCTTGATGGAATCTGAACGATTCACATTCTCCCTGCAAGAATTTTCAATAAGTTCTGGTTCCTGTGCTTCGCGTCAAGAAGCCTTTGACATTGTTTTTAAAGCCATGCGAGACTGGGCCTTGACCGTAACGCCGGATGTTGGTGCGTTGGCAGGTCCAAGGGTCGAAGTGGCCCCAGTCACTTACGTTCGAGACGCTGGTACTGGTGCTGGTGCCTCGGTTCTGCGTCGATTATTGGACAAGTACGGTCAAATTACGAACCGTCAGCTTGCTGAAGCAATTGGCTTAACTGGGCAGAACGCTGTTAATCAAGCCACGTTTTCTAATGCTTTAGCTGGTAAAGGCTCTCGATCTGTTCGGTGTGCGATTGCATCGGCTCTTGCCGAAACCCCGTCCAGAATTTGGCCGTCTCTTCCCATGAAGACCCGCCAGGCCGATGATGATGTTTACTTTTCGAGGCTAGACTAGATTTCGCGCCCGCGAAAATGTCTCCACTTATGATCGTTCGCCACGGTCAATGCGTCTCCAACGCCGGTGGCATACCGATTTCACAAATCAGCGCCTCGTCAGTGATACGCTCAAGCCGATGAATTTATAATACGGCAAAGTTCTAGCCGTGAAGATGGGTGATCCGTCATTCTGCTTGATCGCGGTTACTTTTCACGAACGACCGAAATCTCTCTTGCGTCCTGATAAACGAAACAATCTGTGCGCATCTACCATCTCACCAGAGTCCATGCAGCGGTTAGACAGTCCGGGGGACTGTCTAATGAATCCGGTAGCGTGAAGAAAATCGCTATAAGCGATTTTTAGCGTATCCCGGATTCAAGCATGGGCGAACTAATGCTGATGACTAGCTAACTTGACTTCCGTTATGCAGCAAAAACAATCATTTTTACAAAATCAACTCGACGACATGGCCACGTCAGGCAAAATTGAGTTGAGTTCATAAGGCCGTCAAATGACTGTTAATTTATACAGGTATACTTCGCCACGTGGTACATAAACACGCGTCTTTTTTCAGTGGTATCGGTGGCTTTGACATCGGGTTTGAGGCTGCCGGAATTAAATCTGTCAGCCAGTGTGAGGTTGACCCATTCTGCCTTCAGGTACTAAGAAAGCACTTTCCAAATGTCCCTAAGTTTCAAGATATTAGAACCCTCGATGCAACAGCCATCCCCTATGCAGATGTCTGGAGTGGAGGATTCCCATGCCAGGACGTCTCACTCGCCAGAATGGGACCTCGCCCAGGACTTGCTGGAAGAAGAACTGGCCTCTTTTATGATTTTGCACGATTGCTTGAGCAGCACAGCCCCCGAGTTGTCCTCCTCGAAAACGTTGCAGGGCTTCTCAGCTCACATGATGGAAGAGACTTTGCCGTCGTCACCCGCACGCTGGCCCAGCTCGGGTATTCTGTCGGATGGCGTGTACTTAACAGCCAACACTTCGGAGTTCCTCAATCAAGGAAGCGAGTCTTCATTGTTGGGTGTTATCGAGACCGGACCGGTCCACTCCAAATACTTTTTGAACCCAACGGCGGCACAAGGCATCATCCGACGAACGGACAGAATGGGCCGAAACCTCTTTCCCCCTTTAAGGAAGTCATTAGAGGAGTTGGCGAAGAAAATCCAGTCTTCCAAAAAATAGCTTATTGCCTGTACGCGACTTCTGCACGACATACGGGCACTGACTGGAGCCGTACCTACGTGAGCTATCCTGAAAAGGGAGAGGTTAGAAGATTGATGCCGGTTGAATGCGAAGGGGTCATGGGATTTCCAACAGGTTGGACTCAATTGGAAGAGGTCAACCACGACGAAGATGTTGACTCCCCTCGCTATCATGCGCTTGGCAATGCTGTAACACCTCCCGTGGTCGCAACACTTGCATTGCGAATTCGGGACTACTTGAATACGCCTGCTGGCTTTGATGAGGTAGGTGAATAATGCAAATTCGCTTACGTCCAAGTGGGGGGCGGGGCGAATATGAGCTTGCGGGTTCGCATGGCTCTGTTCGAGGTTCCGACCTTTACGGGTTAGAGTTGGTGTTCGATTTTGGGCTTGACCTGCGCATCCCTCTTTATGCAATTGCCGATGTGCATGACGGCAAGCCACGGATTCGCTTGGATGACCCTCGCTCAAGTTCTCATGCAGCCAAAGTAATCGCAGCGCTTCTGCTGTTGCCTCAGCCAATACGAGAAATCAGATTGACCGGGGGCACGGCAGCAGTTATTGATTTTGAACGTTGTTCCTTTTCTTCAATTGTTGTGGATGTAGTCAATAAGAATGCAACCACAGCAATCCTGCGTCCTCGCACCATTGTCGTAATCAACGGTGTGGGTGCCAGTACAACCATCGACGTACTCAGTCGGTTTGAGTTCATTAAACGGCTATGGGACGGCTTGCCAGGTGCATCCGCTCAACTGCTAAATGCAATTGCGCGGCATCAATTAGCAGCGAATGCAGATCCACTTGACCATAAGGTACTGATATCAGCAGCAGGGCGGGTCTTGGCTGTTCCTGGCGCTGCTCTTCTACTTGATCCGAATTTGGTTTTACCAACAGGCGACATTGATTTGGTTATGGTTCCCCCGCCTTTAGCGGAAGATGACCCGTCGAATCCGATTGATGTTAATCGTGAGCTTCGCAAACGTTTAGCGTGGAGGGCAGAACGCGGACCTGATGGGCGGAGATTTAAGAAAGATGTGAGCGGGGCATATGGATATAAATGTGCGTTTACTGGGGAAAGTCTTCCGCCACTCGGGAAAGGTTATTTGCCTGGAGTGGATGCAGCTCACATCTATCCTTGGTCACGCAAGGGAAGCAACGATGTCACCAATGGCATCAGCCTCAGCAAGCAAATGCATTGGGCGTTTGACGAGGGGATACTACGACTGAAGTATGCACCTACGGAATCAGTGCTTTTGATTGATATGCCGACAGAAATCGCGGGACTTGCGCACGCTACCGGTTTTGATTTGGGTGCGTACCAGGCTGTTTGCGGTCCTATACGGGTTTCAAACCTTCCGGCTGACCCGCGCTTTTGGCCCAGTCCCAAGTCGCTGGAGTTGTACAACGAGCTGATGTTCCCTGCACTTTGACAACTGCGTGGCAAAATTCCTTTTTCTTGAAACTGTCTACAAAGCGTCAACGGTATAGCAGTTTAATGAAGTCTAGCGAAGTGAAAAACCTCGTAAGTGTTTGATTTGTAATGCAATGAAGTCGTATGAAGTGCTATTTCAAGGACTCTTAATCCGTAGGTCGACAGTTCGAATCTGTCAGGACCCACCACTTATTCCTTATGAATCAAGGACTTAGCCCAATACAAGGGCCAAGTTTAAGCTTCAGTTTCCCCCTTCTGTCCAACTCTGTCCAATTAGTCGAGCGGCAAGTCGGAAAAAATAGTGGGAAAAAGTGCGCACCAAGCGGCAAAGGAATAAAACAGGGCCCTAGACGTGACTTCAATAACTTTGAAGTGTCACCCTCATGAGTACCCCTGTTTCCTCCAGTACCCCGAAAAAATCCCCCAGAAAAACCGGCTCCCGCCGCAAGGACAATATCCGCCAGCGCGGCAACTCCTGGCAAGTCCGATTCGTCCACAACGGCGAAAACGCGACCAAAACCTTTGCCACAAAGGACGAAGGCCTGCTGTGGCTGGACCTCAAGCGCGGCGAACAACTCGAAGGCGAATTGGGCGAATTTCACAATGCCCAGCAACTGACGCTGCGCTCGGCCATTCTTCAGTACAGGAACCATCTAATTGGCGCGGGCACCGACACGGAACCGCCAGAGCAGCAGGACCTGTCGCGCCTGAAATGCCTGGCGGAACGACCCGGTACCGATATTCCTCTACTGGAGGTGTTGCCCAATGAAATCGAGGCAATTTTTGCGGCGCTGAAAGCCAAGGGGCCACGCGGTAAGAAACTTGGCAACAGCTCCATTCGTTTGTATTACGCGGCACTCTCATCCGTCTACAAATACTACATTTTTGGCGAGAAATGGCAATTTCTACCCAACCCCCTCTCCGGCATCAAACGCCCACCCCCTGGCCCGGCGCGCAGCCGCCGGCTGGTCGACGATGAAGAGGAGCGCATCGTGACCGCACTGACCGAATATGGCCCGGCCTACACGCTCACCTTTTTGTTGCTTATCAGTACCACCATGCGCATGGGCGAGTTGTTTGCCCTCACTTGGGCCCAGTTCGATAGCGAGCGCTCCCGCATGCACCTCACGGTCTCCAAGACCGGCGAGCGGGAGTGCCCCCTATCGGTTGAATCCATCGAACTGCTGTCACGGCTGCCGCGCACCGGAGAAAAGGTCATCCCCATCACCCGCGACGCCTTCGAAATGGCCTGGAAGACCAGCATGCCGCGCCTGAATATAAAAAATCTGCGTCGGCATGATATGAGACGAGAGGGACTAACGCGCTGGGGCCAAAGGGGCATTGATGTCGTCAACCTGATGCGCATCAGTGGTCATAAAACAATGGCGCAGGCCCAGAAGTACCTGGTCGGCACCACCGACGAAGCCATTGAGGCCATGAATGACAGGTTAGCCACTGACCCGTTTCTTCAGCACCGGGAACTCACGCCCAAAGCACCTAAGGCGTCAATGTTGCGCCATTTTCACTCCGAAGCGCCACCGACCAGTCCGCAGTCACCTATGCTGATGCCCAGCAGTCCGGTCCAGAAAAGTAATGTGGTCAGCTTTCCACGTGCCACGCCGCGGGCACTGGTGACCCCAACACGTCGAACCAGGTCTCTTTGACCCACGTTAAGTGGGAGAGAGCCGTTGAGGTCAGTCCGTCAACAATGAATGGCTGACCTCTTATCCCACGCGTCGGGTGCCATGCGCCAGTTGGATGCCTCAAAAGCGTTTGCCGAGAGCGCTATCACAACGCCCCAGATACCGCCTGTCTGATTGCACACCACCACCAGCTTCCGTTGACCCTCTGCCCCCCGCTGACTAAAGTGGGTGAATGATTGTTGAAAACAAATTCGAGGGAAGCGTTTGGCAATCTGCGCCCGTGTCCGAGAGCCCAGTGGTCGTGCTGGTGGGCTGGCACGTATTTGAAGTCAAGCTCCCCTGCCGTTCTGAACGTACGCGGCATTTTTCTGGCACCAAAGCCCAGGACGGCCACGGCAAAGCGAGCACTCCAATTGTTGCGTTTGACCCTGCGACCCGGCGCGGAATGACTGAATCCGGCCGCGTATATGTGCTCGATGGTTCTGAAGGGCTTGAGGTGAACGCGGCATGCGCTTGGGATGCATTTGTGCGCGTCAATCGCGCCGTGGATATCGTCGACGTTAGCGCTGAAATCAAAAAAGCAATGGGGCAGAAATGA